TTGTGTTGACAATTATCCTAATGTACATCCTGTAAAAGATTGGATCTTTAATAAAAAAAATTACGCTTCGTGCAGAGTTAGTAAGTTAGTATTAGCTGATGGAACTTTATGTATGTGTGGTAACTTGGTACAAGACAAAAAATCATTGAGTATGTACAAATCGCCTATTAAACGTATGAATAATAATGAAATTGAAAACAAATTTTTAGAAAAATATAATTGCGCTTCTTGTGAATTTTTAGACAGATGTACATTAGGATGTTTTATGAATCACGATTACAAATATAAGGAGGAGTTGAATGAGTGTGTCTATAAACTTACGCACAGATATATCGAAGATGTACGAATACAACGAGGTTACGTCGCTTCTTAATATTGACTTACCAAAAAATGTTGATGTTAAATTAGATACGTTGCCAGTTAAATATCCTTATATTCCTAGAATAAGTCCTAGACAAGCTCATATGTTTATTTGGTGGGGAACAAAAGAATCTGATCCTGATATATATGATGAAGCTATAAAAAATAAAGGTGAAAATCAATGGGTGAATTGTGATGAAAATTGGAAATTAGAAAAAGGTATTGCAGTATTGCACGTTTACGATAATGAAGTAATAGTGGGTTGTTTAAAGTATGCAGGACATATGAGAATAAAACCTATAACTGAAATAAGACGTTTTTTAAAAACTATGATGACTGATATAATTTCTATGTTCGGTGATAAAAAAATTATATGTCCTGTAGGTTCTTATTTTGAATATTTACATTTATCTATGAATCAAAAGAAAATACAACATGAACCATATCATAAAAGACTTATGAAACCATTTGGTTTTAAAAAGCAAGGAAATTATTGGATAAGATGGACCTCATAATTAAACCTACAGAATTGTGTAACTTTAAATGCACCTTTTGTTCTAGTACTAAAATTGCTGAAAATAAAAAAGATGTATTATCACATGAACAAATATTTACATTTTTAAAAAGATTTCCTCAAACAAGAACAATTATAGTTAATGGTGGAGATCCTTTAATGATGGAACCGGAATACTATTGGAAAATTATTAAATGGTTAGATGAATACGATTACGATACCTCTATTGCGTTGACTACAAATTTATGGCCGTTCTATAAAAAACCAGAGAAATGGGCTGATCTGTTTAATAATGAAAGAGTTGGCGTAACCACATCTTTTCAATATGGAGGTGGCCGTCTTAAAGGTGATTTAACTGAATTTACAGAAAAAGATTTTTGGAAGTGTTCAGACGCAATGTTAGAATATTGTGGTTATAGACCAGATTTTATATCTGTTATTGTGCCTGAAAATGAAAAAGATGCAATTAAAAATGTAGAACTTGCAAAACGTATGAGTGAAGATATTATACCTGACGGAACAATGCACAATTTTACACGTCATAGTAAAACTGGTGTTGAATGTAAATTAAACTATGCAATGGCCAGTGGTGATCAAGGTAAACCTTATTTGTTAAGTAAGATATATCAGATATACGTAGAAATATGGAAACGTGGTCTTGCACCTTGGGAATTTAATACAAAACAAATGATACAAAGATTAAACAATGATAGAACATCTTGTCCTCAAAATCGCAAATGCGATACTGGAATACGTGCATTAAATCCTAGCGGAGATTATTATTCTTGTGGTGCTTTTGGTGATGATAAAGACAAAACCATAGATTTTGATAGAGAAATGAAAGGAGAGTTTTTTACTCCTTTACAAGATGATTTAAATTTGCTTAGTATGAAGAAATCTTGTTTTACTTGTCCTATGTTTAATATATGTAATGGTTGCAGAAAAACAATTAAGGATTTTAAACATCACGGAGTTGTAGAAGAACACTGCAAACTTATGAAAACCATAGCACCAGACATAATTAAAGCAAACAATTTAGATTTAGAAGTAACGCCATATATTGATGAGAGTTTATGAAAATAATTTATAACACATTAAGCAAAAAAGAAAATAAAGATATAGTAAGTGGTCTTGTTAAAAAATATCCTGAACTATTGAATAAAAATTGTCATATATCTTTAAGTGATGAATTTTCTTATCTTGATAGTTTACCTAATCTTTATATAGATAATATTAAATCTCAAATATGTAGATATGTTATTAGTACAAATTCAAAAGATAGATTAAATGAATATGCAGGAACAAATTGGCACAAAGATGGTGATGAAGATGAAATTAGTGTGTTGTTATATTTAAATGGCGATAATAGTAAAGGTGGAGAATTTGAATTAAAAGATAGATCGTTACAATTTAAAATTAATGCAATGTTTATTTTAAATTCTTCTATAGATCATAGAGTTAAACTTTATTACGGAAATGAAACAAGAATAGCTTTAAAATGGCGTTTTAAGGTGTGAATAAATATTAATATGATTGATGATTTTTTAACAAAAGGTTTTATTATATTAAATGATAAAGATTCTTTTAAATTTATAGATATCAATGATATACAATGGACTGATGCTGGCCATGTAGGTTTGCAAGTAGTTATTAAAAAAGAAAAAATACAAAATGAACTATTAACAACTCAAAAATATCTAGGTGAGAAATACGTAAAACAAATAGATTCAAATTACAAACTTGCTAATAAAATAGATTTAGTAAATGGCATGGATGAGGCTACTTTAGTTTGGCATAATGATTTAATTGAGGGGCCTAATCTTTGTATTTTGGCTTATTTTGATAATATGGATGAAGATATCGGAGGTGCTATTTGTTTTAGAAAATCAGAAACAAAAGAAGATTTAATAAAATATTATCCTATAGAAAATGATATTCTTATTATGAATCAAAGTTTAAAATATGAACATATAGTTACGCCTTTAAAATTAAAACTTCCTAGACGGGTGGCAAGTTTTAATTATTATATAGATGAAAGATTGACAAAATGAAAGAAGGATTTAATAAGTTGTGGCCAACCATCATATTGAAAGATATCATAACTGATAAACCTTTATTAGATGATATAACAAACTATACATTGACAAAATATGGTTTGGATAATAAAATATCAGCAGATATAAAATATCAAAATCTATTTGATGATAATTATTATAACAAGTTTAGATACAACATAGTAATACCATCTTTTGAAAAATATTTGCAAGAAACAGTTGGTATCAGTTTGAAAGATAAAAAATATACCATGAGAGCCTGGTTAACAGGTTATGGTGTTTCATATTCTATGCCTAAACATAATCATTCAGGTTCTCATTTAAGTGCCGTATTTTATTTACTATCTGAAGATAATCATTTAGGAGGATCTTTAATAATAAACGATCCTCGTTTTAATGCGAATAGAGGCTTTACGCCTGATTTTAAAAAATGGTTTGAAAAAGAAATGTTTAGTCCAAAAACAGGAGATATTTTAATATTTCCTAGTTTCACCTATCACAGTGTTGATACTTATTATGGAAAATTAAGATTAGCCATGCCTGTTGATCTAATATTATACAATGATGAATAATATAACTGTATCTATAAATCCAAGTTATTTTTGTAATTTTAAATGCAATTTTTGTTATCTTACAACTGAACAATTAAACGATCAAAAGAAAATACCTCTTGCAATACTTGACCAAAGATTAAAAGAAATTAGCAAAGTTAGAAATATAGAATGGGTTGATCTATATGGTGGCGAAATAGGTGCATTGAAAAAAGATTATTTTTATGGATTAAAAGATGTTATAAGAAAATATTATAAAGATAAAATTAATATAATAACCAATTATTCTATGTTGCATGAAGGATTTTTTAAAGACGATTTTTATTTAAGTGTAAGTTATGATTTTGAGGCCAGAGAAAAATCCGATTTGGTCTATAATAATATGTTTCAAAGTACCGTACCTATAGCAGTATTAATACTTGCAAGTCAAAAGGTAATAGAAATGAACGTAGATGATATGATAAACAAATTAAATCTTTGTTCTAGTATAGAAAGTGTAGAAATAAAACCATATTCAATAAATCAAGCTAATGCACAATCTGTTACGCATAGAGATTTTGAAGTATTTGTACAAAAATGGATTGAAAGTCCTATAATAAAAAAATTTGATTTTATAAATGAAGGAAAAATAATTGAAAGTTTAAATAAACAATATAACGCATTTTCTAACAATCATGTATATATAACGCCTAATGGAAATTTTGCTGTATTGGAATTTGATGAAAATGATAAAGAATATTTTTTAGAATTGCGTTCTATTAAAGATTATATAAAATGGGCAGAACAAGAACCAATAAAAAATGTTTCTGATATATGTAGAAAATGTAAATATTATGGTCATTGTTTAACTGAACATTATCGTTATGTAAAAGACTTAAATAACAGTTGTAATGGATATAAAGGATTATTAGAATATTATGGAAAAAGAATGGAAAATTAGACAAGCATTATATCACAAATTAAATAGTGATTATACTGACGATCTAAAAAAGATAAAAATAGAAATAAGTAGAGATGTTGTTGAAAATGCTATAAGATATTTTTATAATGTCGATATGCCTTTTATATACCCCTCAAAAAGTTATGTGGTGGCCATTTGTTATGCCTATTGGTTATCAAAAGACTTTGGTGAAGATTTTTATGAATTGTTAAACGATAAAGATTTATTATATGGAAACGACCCATATTTTAAAACATACGAAGAAGATACTAAAACGTATGATGAAATATTAAAAAAGGTTATGCCTCTTGATGAAAATAAAGGTATAGTTTCAGATATAAAGAATTATTATATGGCTGAATTTTTTATATAAATAGTAATATAATTAATAATATAACTAAAGGACAAAAAAAATGAAATATTGTATAGCAACAAATTTTGGTTTAGGTTTTTACACTCACGCAGATAGAGAAATTGCTTGGTTATCTGGACACATTGGAAATATATGGGCTGTAGGAGATGCTAATTCTTCATGGATTCAAAGAGTTAATGGAGTAGAAAAAACATTATCTGAAGCTCAAGCAATAGTTGACCAAATAATAACGGATGCACAAAATGTTTGGGATAGTAATAATGTTGAAAACGAAACGCCTGAACAAAAAATAGATAGATTAGGAATAAGACCGTCAAATGAAACGTTACCAACTGATGCTGATGATGCTGCTTTTGTTTCTATAAAATAAGTAAAAAGTATAACTTAAAGTGAATGATATGACGATTAATATAAATGGTAAAGATTATGATGAAACAAAATTTAGTGAAATGTTAAAGAACTATATTATAGCAAGGCAAGAAATACAAAATAGTAGGTCTCGTTTTATTATGGAACTTGAAAAGATTGATGTTCTAACAAATTATTATAATGGTAAAATTAACGAAGAACTAAAAAAACAAGAATAAATGGCAGGAATAGCAAACTTATCAATAGACGCAGGTGCTACTTTTACAAGTGATGTATTGGTGCAAAATGATGACGGTTCGGCTTTTGATTTAACTGGATATACAGCTCAAGGTAAAATGGCCAAAGGATATTCTACAACTTATGAAAGAGTATATTTTGATATAACTATTTACCAAGCTGATGGAATAGTAACTATAGGTTTAGATCCTGCAACAACAGCTCAATTAGAAGATGGCCGTTGGGTGTATGATGTAGAAATAACAAATATTGCTGATAGTACTGTAACTCGTGTTGTTGAAGGAATTATAACCGTTTATCCTTCAGTAAGTTCTGTTATCTAATACTTAAATACAGCTTTATTTTTTCCAGTTTTAATTTCTTTAAAACCATTTTCTATTAAATAATCACCTATCTTTTTAATATCGTAAGTAGTTACATCATCAAATATAAAAACACATTCTTTTGCTTTTCTAGGAACAAAAAATTCTACTTCTTTCATAACACTAATTGTATCATGCGGTCCATCAAAATGCACTAGATCATACTCAGTTAACATTATTTTGTTTTGATTATAGATAGGATAACCATCGGAATATCTTTTAAAAAATTCAGTATCTTCCAAACAAACAAGATGGAATTCAGGATATTCTTTTGTAAAATTTAATAATGCTTCTTTTTTCATTTCGTTTGTATAATCGCATTTAGTAAAAGGCGCCTCATCTGAATAAGCATAAACAATATTGCCATAAGGATCTATTCCTAAATGATTTAATCTTACTTGTGGATGATATTTTCTAAATGAATCTATTATAATTTTACTTCCCATTCCAAGTCTTACGCCAATCTCAGCGGTTACACCAATAGGATTTTTTAATAATTTAACTGCTTCTTCTAAAGATTCATACTCATGGCTATCACCGTTAAATGTTGCTGGTTTTTCTTTATTAATTACATCAGTAACTTTAAATGTATTTGAACCAATGTGATCACACAATATTGTTGTATCAGCAAATATTTTAAAGCCTTTCATCTTAGCTTTTCTACAAAAATCTACATCTTCGGATATTGTATTTTTATGATCTAATGCTGATCGATAAACATATTGAGGATAACCTATAGTTCTAAAAACTCTTGAATTAATTAAAACACAACCCATACCACAGGCTTCAATTTCTAAAAAAGGAATATTTTTAATTTTATCATAAGGTATATTTGAACAACCTCCAGATTGATTTGCTTCATATATTTCTATAGTATGTTGATCATGTTTTCTTTGTCTATACAAACCAGATACCATGTCTTTATTATGACTTAAAAGTTTTTTAAGTGTATCACGAGCAAATACTATATCACTATCAACTGAAAACAAATAATCATAATGAGTTGCCCAATGAGCAATTAAATTTCTTATTTGATCTACTTGATATCCATAAAAAAATTGAAATTCAGTTTTATATCCTTCTGGTATTTCAAGATTGTAAATGGCCTTCATTGTTTCAGGTTCAATATATTTGTTAGTTGGTATCGCTATTAATATTCTTTTCATTGTGTTAATATCCTATTTGCGTTTTTAGTTTGTTCTTTAGAATTTACTTTGTAATCATTTAAAGAATGAGTATCATTATAGTTATAAACAATATCTTGTACTACTTTAATTTTTTCAGGTTGGCATTTTTCTATAAGAGTATAAAAAATAGAACCATCTCCTCCGGCTTTGTACCAATTTCCTTTTTCATCTTTAAACATATTTTCATTTACATTTTCTAAAAGATAGGCCTTAAATGTTCTTAAATGAGTATAAGGCATATTCCAATTAAATCTATATTGTCTGTATTTTTTTTCTTCTTTTATTTTTTGAGGATAAGGTTGAGATACTAAAGGTATATTATCTACCATTGACCAACAAGAACCATAGGTAAACTCAGTTGTACCATCATACAGATTATTATAAAAATGAAATATTTGGTTATCGTTTACTAAAGAATCATCGCCATCTAAAAACATTACTATATCATCACTTTCACAAAAATTATTTATAGCTTCAATTTGATTTCTAACTGCACCTTTATTTTCTGTATTTTTAATTACTTTCACTTTATCACTTTCGTATTTTTTAGCAAGTTCATAAGTATTATCTGTAGAACAATCATCAATAACAATCATTAAATAATTATCATAGTCTTGTGTAATAACAGATTCAATACATCTTTCAATATATTTAGAAGCATTATAAGTAGGCGATATTATAACTAATTTTTGTTGTTTATTTCTAGGTAAATAATTTTCTTCATAATTATTAAATCTTCTACCAAATACTTTTTTAACCCTAGAATTAATATGACTTACTTCTTTATATTCTTCTTTTGAAAGATACGCACTTAATTTTTTATAGATATGTTGTTTCCATTGTAAAGCTACAGAATCCCAACCTACAATTCCTTTTATAATGTTGCAAGCATACATTTTTTGTTGATGTAAATATCTATTAGCATTTGCTTGTAAAACCATATTTACAAATTTATCTTCTTGTTGTTTACTGTTAATAAATCTAAAAAGACTATTTGGTTCTATTGCATAATCCATTAAATAACAGGCCTGTTCAACTGCTGTTTCTTCTAATGCACCAAATCTTGTTGTAATTAAAGGAGTGTTATAAGCCAAAGATTCTAAAGTAGAAATTCCAAAAGTTTCAGGAAAAGCTCCTGGAAATAACATAAAACTGGCCTTTGCCATTAATTCTGCTATTTCGGATTGTTTAATAATTCCTGTAAATTCTACATCTAATTTTTTATATTTTTCATCAGCAACAAGTAATCTCCATTTTTTTTCTTGTTCATCTGGAGCTGCATTTTCTCTAAATCTATAATAACCACCAATTACTTTTAATTTTGCTTGAGGGATATTTTTTTTAATTTTTTCCCACATATTTTCAACTAATGGTAACATACCTTTAGTAACAGAAGCATTATAAACATATAAATGAGGATCTTTTTGTTTTATATCCACTTCATCTTTATAAAGTACAATACCATTACGTGTCAT